CGAGGCGAGATATGTCGTCGCGGCGTCCGCAGTCGTCAGATAATCGCCCTCGAGCGTCGCACTAACACCGATGATCAATTGCTCGATCCGGGTGTTTTCATTGAGCGAGCGCAGGCTCTCTGTCTGCGCTTGGGCAAGGGCTCTGGCGATGCGGGCGTCGGCGCGCTGGGCGATGCCGGCCGCCTCGCGGCGCGCTTGGGCGACCGCTGCCGTCAAATCAGTTGCCGCCGCGTCGAGATCCGCATTGATTTGGGCGGCGGTGCGCGATCCGACATTGGCCGTATCGGTGGAGATTAGGGAGCCAGTGGTGTACGGCCCCAGGATAAGCGCAGACGCTGGGTCGATCACCCCGAAGGCGTTCCGGTAGATCAGGCGGGCATAATACGTTTCTTCGGCCAGCAAATCGCTGAGAATGAAAGCGTCTGTCCCATTCGGATATTCGCGAACAAAATTCCAGGGGCCGGTTCCTGAAGTCTGGCTGGTATAGGCAAGAATGCCGGTGATGCCGGTCGGGTAAGCCGTGCCGCCAACGCTAACCGTGACGGATGGCATCTCGACGCCGCCGGCAACGGTAATGCTTCCACCAACGCCCGACCACTCGCTAGATGTCGGCGTCGCAACGGATGTGGGATCGTACCCCGCGCCGGTAGCTGCGGCTGGAACCGTGGCAACCGTGCCGCCCGTGTAGACGCTCGGGTCATCGGATTCGAGCGCCAGCCATACCGCGCCGCCCGGATCAACCTTCTTCGCCCGGACCCGAAAATAGCGCGCGGAAAATCCAAAGCGCGAAAGCGTCAGCGTGATCGGCTGACCCACCGCAACGTTGACAGCGCGCCACCCAAACGGAGCCTCGAAAAGCCCCTTCTGCCGGGACTTGTTAAGCCGGATGCGAAGCAGTTTTTGCGCCTGATCGCCATCCTGCACCGCGTCGAGGCGGACATTGGTGCGGGCCTTTTCGCCGTCCGCCGATTCATAGGCGGCGTCGCGCATCAGGGGCAGCGTGCGGAGCTGATAGAGGGATGCAGGGTCAATGAACTGGCCAGAGATTTGATTATAGGCCGATTGTGCCAGCGGCATTTCCGGCTGCCAGTCGCACTCACCAACAATATCGTCATCGTCAAAGTCAGTTAGCCCCCCGGCGAAATCATCAACCTGGATGCGAAGGCCATAAGAGCCACCGGCATCATTGACCTTGCCGGCGCATGCTTGCTCCAGAACGCCAAGATTTGTCGCGTGGTTATCACCGGTCGAGAGCAGGCAGTCGGCGTAATAGCTCTCAGTTTCGCACTCATTGGCCGCGGTGATGAAAGATGCGAAATTGATATCGTCCGGGTCAACACCCATGCCGTGAACAAGCACAAGCTCGCCCGTGATTGGGTTCGCAACGCGCCAGCCCAAAATATAGTGAAGGATCTGCAACGCGGCGATGCGCCCGATAGGTTCGCCGTTGCTATCCACCGGCGTATATTCCCATGTGGATTGATCATCTGCCCTGTGAGTGCCAGAGCCGCCGCGGGTAGTGTCAAGGCGCGGATCATAGATCGGAGCGCCCTTGCCAACAGCCGTAATGCGCGTCGGGAAGCCGCGGGGAAGCTTTTCTTGCGACCAGACCCATTTCAGCGCCATATAGGCAATGCCGGTCATTGATGCGGATTCGCCCGCCGCCGTTGTCCACTTTGAGCCCGCACCGATCCCTGACATGGTAGTTCCGGTGACGCCTTCCAGCGACGTGTCGATACTCAGGGCTCCGGCATAAGTTCCGGTGGCATTGTTCGAGCCGTCAAACGTGACCATCTCATCCTCGACATAAAGCGCATCGAAGGACGTAATGGCATGGCCAGCGAGAGCAATGACCTCATCGTAATTCGCTTGGTCAGCCCCATAAGCCTCCCAATAGCGCGTGTCTGTGCCCAGCGCCGTGCGGCCAAAAGCGATCTTGCGATAGCATTCCGGCTCCAGCGTTTTGTTCAGTCGGCCCGCGGTCGCTTCCGACACGGCTGGCGCGTTGATCTTGGGCTGGAGCGCGGATGCAGCGATGCCGCCGCCGAGCGCCATGACCGCAAGCGGCCAAGTGGTGCCGCCCATGAAGATGCCTGCAACGATAAGGCCTATGCCGACGACGGCGCGGACGACTTTAGACATGCCAGCAAGCCTCCAGCTCGGAACGCGGAACGCTCACAAGTCCGTCGCGGGCGTAGACCTCGCCCATCATTTCGCAGCCGATAAAAATGCCGTCGCTGCCGGACATGACGCCGATGCAACCCTGATGGCTGACCAGATCGCCCGTTCGCGCGAACACAGGGGGCCGCGCCGCGCCGAAAAGCTGCGTCATCAACTCAGGGGGCGTGGAGACGTTTGCGCGTTTCTGGAGCTGCTTGAATGCGCCGCCTTGGGTGCGGTAGGTGCCGCGCCAGCCGATTGCGAAATCCTTGCCGTCAGCGCGGATCACGCGGACGGCGCCAGCGGAAAGCCCGATGCAGCAATCCCAGGAACCCCAGGCGAACGGACATGCAGCATTGTTCGCAAGGAAGGTGTTCAACCTCGCGCGCCAGTCAGGGTGACGGTGTTTCATCTGATGTGGAAATCCGTGGCTGGACTGCGACCGCTACCGCCACCACCGCCGGTCACGGCTTGGCCGGTAGAGCCGATGTCGGCTTTCTTGTTCGCGAGGTCGTGAGCCCAGTCTTGGCTTTTGTCGGTCGCGTCAATGTCGCGTTGCTCGATGTATCGGGTGCCCAAGGCATCACCAGAGCGAGCCGCAAAGCCCTCGATGTTGAGGGTGATCAGCGCGGAGTCTTCGCCCTGTACCATGCGCAAATCATCCATGCGGCCGATCTTCTGGCGCTGCGGAGTATAGGCCAACGCACCCGCGTCATTCATGTAGCTCAGCCAGATAATCGCCCGGCGGCGACGCCAGAGACGGCCATCCGCAATAACCTGCTTGAAAAGGGGTAAAGCCGGGTCAACGCCAGACATTTCCAGCCGCGTCGGGCCGGATCCGTCTTCGTCCTCGACAATCTCGCCAATGTCAGCAAGGCCAGAGCTTGAAATCCAATCCCCGTCCAGCGTGCTATCGCCGGTCGATGAAAGCGTGATGTCGATTGGCCCTGTCCACATCTTGAGCGGGTCGCTCGCAATATCGAGAAACACGAACCAGACGGGCCGGACGATGATCGCTTCGGCTTCACTCGCAAAGGTCATCAGAAGTGCTCCGCGCCTTCAAATGAAAACTCAGACCGGCGACCGGGAAGTCCGCGCCAATTGGCCGTGTTGGAATTTGTGGATGCGCAAAGGAAATGCGGCGCGGCGATTTCCAGATCCGCTAAATCCGCCGGGCTGGTGCGCAGCGGCGTGTCGAACGTCACCTGACCTTCACCGGCGCCGTCAGCCGTCAGATCAGCATTCACGACGAAGCACTGATTAACGACCGTGAACATATCGCCAGCCTCGAAGATGGCCGCGCTTGGCGTCATGCCCGTCAGGTTGAGCGCAAAGCCGCTCTGGCTCGCTCCGTCGACCTTGATCGCGCCGGCATAGCCTGTGGATGGGCCGTAGTATTGCGGCATGGGGCACTGGAACCAGTTTTCGCGACCCCGAAGCTTCATCTTGAATGACCGCCACTCCCCGGCTTCAAACTCATTGCGCGGGGCGAGGGAGGCAGACATCATCCAGCACGACGCAGACGAATAACTGAGCACCTGGCGCTTCTTGGTGAACAGGGAACGGGTTTCAAAATCGCGCCGTTCCAGCCAGACATTGCTATCGGTCAGGATCGACAGAAACGAGCTCGGAGCCGTAATGAGAGCCATTAGCTCCTCCCCGCGCTGATCTGAGGCCGGGCAAGGCGCTGCATCTTGGCGTTTGTGTCTTTCGCGCTGATCCGAGTGGACTGCACGATGGCCTGCGTGGTGGCTTCGCGAACGGTGTTATTCAACTCTTCACGAGAAACGTCAGAGCCGGCATTGATCGTTCCGATGTTGACGGTCACGCCGTTGTCATTGCCGCCGCGGTCATTGGCCGGCAGCGACCCGGTGCGGTTCATGTAGTCCAGAGCGCCGACGCCGATGTTTGAGGTCGCGCCGGCGTTCAGGACGTATTCTTGGCCGTGAACCACGCCAGCAACGGCAGATGTGCCGCCGGAGCCGGTATAGCCGCCGGATTCGAACCCGCCGAGAGCCGAGAGCGCAGATGACAGCGCATAGGTCGATGCGATACCGGCTGCGGCCGGGATGGAGTTCGCGCCGAAGGATGCCAGGGAGACCGCCGCCGCTGCCGGAGCCCAAGCGGCCGCGACCGTAAGCCCTTGAGCCACAGAGGCCGCCGTCGCCGCCGCCCCGACAGCTTCACCGATGGCCGCATTGATAAGCCACTGAATGCCCATCTGCACCAGCGATGAAATGAGCTGCGCAACCGCATTCGCCGCGACGTTTTTGATCGCATCGCCAAAGTTTTCACCGAACACAATCGCC